ATATATAAGGAATACGGTGCGCCCGATGCTCGCGTCGTACAAAGTCTTGTTAAAGTAGTAACTGATATCATCTCCTTTTCCTACAAATAGGTACGCATTGTACTTATTGAGTTCTCTGTACATCTCATCTCTGTAGATGGGCTCTTCATGCATCTTAATCATTGGAACATTCTTGAGACCGTTGTTGATAGATCTTTTGGGAGTTCTCAGGAACAATTCTACTTCCGAAGTTTTCATGACAGCTTTGAGTTTCTTAACTTTACCACCGTTTAAATTACCCACATGGTAGAGAGTATCGATCTTATCCTCGATTGTCAGGTCTGACATTTGTTCATAGCACTCTTCGTACCTAAATAGAATATCGTCTGATAGGTAAACAGAATGTTCCTGAACGTATTCTTTCTCTAAGAATGGCATAGAATGTGTCAATGTGCGCCAGGACCAATCATTCACTGTTCTGCTTCCGTTACACATGAAATACACGTTTTCGTAGTTCATGACAGGAGTATCGTCAAGCACGTGTAGCAGTTTAGCATTTCTTTCCGCAAACTTTTGACCGCTTGGAGTTTCATTTGCTCTATCTATGATCATCAGTTTATAGTCTTTCATGAAGTGCTTCACGTCACAGATTCTGAAATAAACCTTTTGGTCAAAGTCGTTGGTGATTTTGGAGATTATCTTGTAAACGTCCAAAGCTTTAGGACTAATCACACCAGCAAAGAAATCTTGATACCAATCCCAAGTGAACAGGACATCCACTTTTTTAAATTTCTCTACGTCGCTTATGTTGTTCACTAGAACTCGAGTGTACTCGAAATCAAAGTCTTTGCACATTCTGGAGTATTTACCCTTGTAGTCAAAAATGTATATCTTTTCAATGTTTGGATTATTGAATATTGTGTTGTAGCATTTCAATTCATTAAAGAGCATTCCCTCTAATGTAAAATCGAAATGTAGGAAAAATCCTACTTTCATATAACGTATGTTATTTTATCTTGCTCTTGGATAGGATATCCTGTGCAATTTTAGCTTCTTTGGAGAAGTCTACAGTTCCTTTGTTCGCTAAATTAGCAGAAGCTTTCTTTTCAAAAGCTTCTGCTTCTTTGCCTGTTAACACAGGAATCTGTTTTATTCTAGTTGCCATACTTGTTTTTATGGAAAATAACAAAAAAGTTCTAAATAGACACGTATGCTTCTATAGTCTTCTCTCCGTTATGGTAGTTCTTCGATGTTCTGTTGTAACCATCTATAACTTCTCCGTTGTATATGACAATTGGATTTGATAAATCATCTTCATGAGGAGGATACTCCGAATCTTCGTACCTATCTTCCTTCGAATCAACATATTCCTTTAGAGATTTATCCTGTTTTAAGAGATCTTCTATGTTGACTGTTTTTAATTCAAATTTAGCTTTAGCTTTTTTGATGACATCAAAGTAATAGTCAGGAACATCATTTTCAGGAGTTTCTAACTCGGTAATGTACGATATGATATCTTTGGCAGTGAATACGTCTGACTCATTGAGAAATTCTTCGAACCTTTTAATACTTTTCATGATTATTTATCCAATCCGTTTTGTTCTTTATATGTCTCGTAATTATCTGTCAACTGTATAAGTATAGGGTTTCTTACTATATCTTCTCGCGTAAATTCAAATGAACCGCATTCTTTTACTCCACCTGCAATCTTCTCAGAAAAAACAAGGAGATCCTTTCTTCTGTTCTTGATATCCCATTGCGTAATATCTCCACAGATGATGATTCTGGAGTTTTGTCCCATCCTTGTCACTACTAGCATAATTTGTCTAAGATCAGCATTCTGTGCTTCATCCAATATGAGAATAGTGTCATCGTATGTTCGGCTTCTCATGAAAGCTAGAGGTTGCATATCAATAGCTTTCTTATCTATCATGAGTTTAATCTTATCCTTTGACTTTAGAATCTTTTCCATGTTGGAGACGTAACCTTCCATGTACGGTGCAATTTTTTCATCTATAGTTCCTGGCAAGAATCCTAAGTTTTCTCCTGCTTCTACAGCAGGTCTGGCAAGGACAATTCTCTTGTGAGTGCCCTTTGCAATGAGATCCAAAGCTGCATAACAAGCTACAAAAGTTTTTGCTGTTCCAGCAGGGCCTGTACAAACGGTGAGAAAATTCTTGTTAATAGCTTTAAAAAACTTTAGTTGGCTATCAGTGAATTTTATATGATTAAAATCTTGAGAGGATAGAAGCGGTTGTTCTTGTTTTACTTTTTCAGTAGGTTCAACTTTTTGTTCGGTTTTGACTCTTTTGGTGGCCATGCAAAACGTGGATGATTTTTATGTGCACAGTTTCAGAATTTAATTCTGATGCTGCAGCTAAATTCTCTATGTTGTCATCATAGAAAGTAATATTATTATAGCCCTTACCTATTAGTTCTGTTATAGCTTGTTTCTTCCGTTGGGAAATATTTCCTGTGAAATTAGAATTAGGATTTGAAACAGTGTACACTAGAGATGGCCTTAGATGAATATTCTTGCTCTTGAAAAAATCAATTATGATTTTCTTGTTACTTCTTGCAGTAACAATTGAAACAGGAATTCCGTTTGCTAAGTATCTCTTGAGAGATCTGTAAGTGTTAGGGTATAATTTTGATCTTCCCAGTATTTTTTCACAATCGAAATCCTCGAAAGAGAGGTACTGGGACTGTCCTGGAATATGATAGTTAAATTGAGTAGGCGAGAGGGCGGAAACCATCTCGTTAGAAATTGAATTAAAAACCCTAATTTTTGCATCGGAATGAATTAAAGTATCATCCAAATCAAAAATTATTATTTTCTTTGTTTTCATTATTTGTAATATTGAAAGTGTGTATTGTTAGTGTACTTGTTCAGGCTTTTAAAGTAGAGATCATCAGAAGCTAATATTTCCATTTCATAAGGAATATTATATTTGAATCCGGTAAGTATTGCAAAGTTATCCTGTATGTTGACATCCACGTAAACCCATTGGCTGTATATGTCTACGTTTGCAGTTGCCTGAGCTCCATCTCCACCTGTTCCTATAGGTAAGATAACAACATTTGGCGTAATGTAGTTATTTCCTGAATAAATTACTTCCATGTCAGTTATACTTCCATTTTCTATAGTAGGTGAAACACTTGCGAATGGATATCCCCCTCCTATTGAAATAGAAGCTCCTGTGTATCCGTATCCACCGTTAGTTACTGTGACATAATCTATTTTTCCGGCGTTACTCAATGTTAAACTTGCTGAAACACTGGTAGGAAAGTAACCCAATTGATACGTAGGATCTATGTAGACTGTAGGATTTGAAAGATAATTAGTTCCCTGTTGAACAGTATTTATTGCAACAACTTGCATAGATACTACTTCTGCGGCTGCTCCAGTAGAACCGGGATTACCATGTATTTCTATCTGTGGCTTTACTGGATAGCAAAAGAATCCACTAGGCGTAACTCCTGTAACTGAACCTCCGGCTACACTAACTGAAAAAGTTGCTCCTATATTATAATCTTTTAATGTAGCGTACGCAGAAGTATATCCTGATCCGCCTGATGTTACCTGAATAGAATCTATTGTCCCTGATAGAGTAAGTTTAGCATTTCTTCCTGTGTCTGATACAATAGTAGCTTCAGGAATTTCACTGTATAGTCCACCGGAGTATACTGAAAAGCTTAGTTCACTTATCGATGAATTTCGAGGAACTGATCTCCATCTCAATTTAATAGCACTTACACTAGGATCTACATCCCATTCTGCTTTCACGTTGAACATGGAAGATTGATTAGCAATCATCTTAACTCCAAATGAGTTTACATTATCGGTTTTAATGTTGGGGTTTTCTACTCTTCTGTCTAAGGTAACATAAGAATCATCTGCTGCATAAGGATATCCTCCCGCTCCAATGAACGGATCCAATAAGTCTACAACACCCCTAGTATGGGACAGTTTAATAGTTGTAACATCATCCGCGATACTGTATCTAGCGTACTGGACATTGTATTCACTTCTTATGTTTCCTCTGATAACTTGCAACGGATCTCCGGTCGTAATTTTACTTGTCCAATCTCTAGTCAGTTCTATCGAAAAATCTCTGTGCAATCTGTGTATCTGAATAAACGGTTCGTAAAATGGACTGTCATTAGGGCCTTGTATGCTAGCATCCGATGCATTAACAGGATATTTTGAACCGCTGGAAGTTACACCAACTGGTATAGTACCAGTTTGAATCGAAAAGTTATCTTTACTAGATACCGATAGATTATTAGTTTTATTATTCATTAGACTACTATAAATGAGTTCTTTTGGCCATTGGAAATATTTCCATTGGCATCTTGTATTTTAAGGGAAATTGTGTAATTTCCGGGCCTTGTAAAATTCCACATCAGTTTCTTTTCTGATGACATAGCTTCTATTTTACCGACAGTGTCATTAGTTATGGTCCATATTGGCTTAGTTTTTCCTGGGATTCTGCATTTATCGTAAGAGAATACCACAGGAGTAAAAATTGACACATTCTGTTGGTGATCAGATATTACTGTATCAATATAGGAATATGCAGATTGTGTTGTTTGAGAGAATGGAATTCTGCTCTCGTAACTTAGTGCATCAGAAGTGTACACTTCTTGAATAGTAAGAGGTGGATAATCAGATCCTTCATGTTCCCATTTTTTGTACAAGTAATCTTGTTCAAGAACATCTGTGCTATTAGTGGACAAGAAATAGAATGAATTTCTCAGAGGATACGAGTACGTTCTATTTGGGTAATCTAGCCATTCACTTTCTACTCCATTATCTAGATTGACGTAACTTAACATGCTGTTACTAGGATCAATTGCTTCCGCATGAATAAAATGATAAAATTGCTGGAAGAAATCTTTGTTTCTGAACAGCTGCTTATGGTACTGGTAAGGCAACCTTAAATTGACTCCACGTGAAATTGGTGTGCTTACACCGCCACCGAGTATCAATTCGTTAGTAACAGGATCTATTGAGCTAACTTCTATCCATTCATAGCCAGTCCATACATAATTATCGAATGGTTTGTAATCGGTTGGTGGTTCTACAGTAACTAATGGAGCACCAGTGTATCCTGAACCAGGATCGACAACATTGAAAGAGTCTATTCTACCATAATGTGGCAACCCTGACATGTTTACTGTTATGATTGCTCGATGACCGGTTCCTCCTGGAGGTGCTACTATTACTGTTGGAACATGAGTATATCCCCATCCTCCATTCCAAAGTTGAACAGTAGTGATATCGATATGTAAGCTTCCCGGTAATACTGTTATGACACCGGGTATCTTAATTGATTGGTTAGGTAATCCCGAAAGTGAGATAGTTGATTGGAACAATGAAACATTGCTATCAACGGTCAATGGATTCCCTGTGTTATCAGTGACAAATAGCTCAGTCTCAGGAAGGGTTGCATAATTGAAATTCTTTATTCCGTAGTTTTCAGAAGAGTTCAATTCATTAGTCGCGTTGATTAATCCCTGTTTAGTAGAATCTATGTTAACATCTCCACTGAAAGTAAATGAAGGATTCTCGTCAACTGTTATAGTTCCGCTAGGAGAGACAAAAGGCATCACAAATCCGCATAGTGTTCCACCATGATACTCTGATCCAAACCATGTGAGTGTATCATTCTCGCTCCATGAAACTTCATCCAAATTTTCATAAGTTAATGCTCCTGGCCCTATTCTGTTTTCTGCGTAATCAACATCATAATCAGCAAGTCTTAAACTAAAGTTGCTATCTATTGCATACAATTCCTTGTTAAAATCATTGAGCTTAAATATTGTGCATGGTACTCCACCACCAAATCCAGGAGGATAAGCAATCGATGCAGTTATGTTAGTTATTTCTATAGCAGAAGTTCCTGAAAATATGCCCCATGTCATGTACAAATTAGACGTCTGGTTTTTAACTATTGCAGATTTGACTGCAACCTCGTCATACGCATTCGGTGCAATGTGTTGCTGTGATCCATTCGTGATAATGTAAAAATCAGTAGCAGGATTTATGTTTTCCATGTTGTATACATCTGTCAGTATCACTCTGGAAAAATTCCCCAGATCAAAATCATGGCCTACATTTATTGTAATGTCCGGGTATTGAGAATAAGTAGGCATAAAGACATTCGTAGCACCGTTGATTAAAGAAGAATCCAATGTTATTGTAGCAGCATCAGCCGATACCAATTTATACCAGTATCCTTCTATGTACACCTGATCTCCAGGATTAACATATCCTGATGTGTCAATATTAGTAGTCAATGTATTTGATCCTGCTACTCCAGACGCGGTAGCCATTATGTCAGAGTTTACACCGTCATACCCTCTTATCATTGTCCCTAATGAATACTGAGGAATAACCAGATTATCTTTGATATGTTCAGATTCATTTCTGGAAAAAAACAAGTAGTCTCCTACGTTTAGTACGCTACCATTGTTCAGATTAGAAGTAAGATCGTTTAATACTGTCACAGTTTCAGCTTCCCTATCAATGTAAAGTATTTGTGTGTCTAGTTCATACTCAAAAAGATTATCACCCTTGTAAGCAGAAAAGTTTAAACTTTCCCATGAAGTTTTAGCATCTTCCCAGCTGGACTTAGTGTGCATAGGATAGTACCAAGGACCAGTGACTTCGCTCCAATTAACTTTATGAGGTGGTAAATTAAAGGTCTCTACAGTAGAAGGTAGAGGAATATCAAAGTCGGCCCAAGATCTTTCAGGTGTTTCTTTTCTGTGAATAGACACAAAGTCTACATTCCAGGATCTGACTTCGTATTTTTGAAAATTAACAGAGAATCCGTTTGTTATGTCATATAAGTACAATCCAACTTCGTAAAATCCTGTGTATGGTAATGCAATTGCATGCAAATACCTGTGAGTAATCTCATATTGAGGTACTGGAGGATCTACTGTCACATGAGGAGTGAAAGTGTAACCTGAACCTCCCGTGAATGTTACACTTGAAATGTGTCCTCCGGAAATAACCGGTGTTATAGTAGCAGCTGTTCCGCTTCCACCAGGTGGATACACCGTAATGTTTGTTGTTGTTGTATAACCAAATCCCGAGTTAGTGATTTGTACCGCTATTACTGAACCTCCGCTTATTGTAACATCCATAGTAGCTGGAATGGAAAACACGGTTGCTCCAATAGCTTCAACTTTGTACTCATCTATGCTTTTTCTTCCTGAATCGTAGAAAAATCCATCAGGACCGGGTTTTTCAACAGTCCATCTCATATCTATAAATTCTCCTCGACCGATGGACTCCCACGACCAATGGTTAATATTAATAGGAGAACCGTTCGGACCCATTATGCCTAAATCTTTCCATGAAAAATCTGATTCTTCCCATGATATACTAAAAAGAGATTCCAATAAAGTAGGACCCCCTGAAAGGATATTTTCGTCATCTGGTAATGGAAATAATCTAGCTGCAATGTTATTGAAATTAGGATTAGCTATACCAGGAGGCATAAAGTTCCAAATCTCGTCAACTACAGGTAAAGTATAATCGAAGTTAGTCACATAAGGATTTTGCAAATAATTAGCATAACTGTAGAGATCATAATTACCCTGAGACAAAGGATCTCCTATGTAATAATCATCCACATAATTGTTTATGTAATTATTCTGTTCTTGCTCAAGTGCAGCAGTTAGGTACGGATTATCGGTAATTCTGTCTGAAAACCCTGTTAATCCTTGCTCTGCAAATTTTTCAATATAGAACCTGTCGATTCTTCTAATATCGGTTAAATGAGTATATTCATTAGGATAGATAGAGTATTGAGGTGTTCTTCCTAAGTTCACCACGAGATGATTCAGGTTATCTGACCAAGAGTCAATTCTTATTCTCTCAAAATAAATACCCTCTCCAGTTATATCGTAAATCCTTGCATTTAGAGGAAGAAACTGCTTTTTCAAGAGTTCTTTCAAACCAAATAATTTTATCAAGACTTCTTCTGGAGAAAAATCGAAAGTGTCTTCAACTACAGGTATTCCGTATAAATCTATTTCAGGTGTTGCTCTATTTATATCGTAAAATAATCCAAACAATGAAGTTTTCTTGTAAATAGTGGACGGTAATAATTCCCAAGCTTCACGAACTTGTGCTCTCTGGGCTTCATCCTTTGGAACTAAAATATGCAAGTACTTCTGGTAGTTAGATGAATTGGCATCAACGTTCAAAAAGTATTCTTTGATTCTCAGATCATAATAACCGAAAAAATTGATGATGTTGATAAGAGCTTTGTAAGATCCCATGTAAGGATATATGTTATCGCCCTCTATGAGAAGCTCCTTTCTTTTCTTGTTCAATAATTCATAATTAGGAAGATCCTCATGAATGTCTGACTCTCTAAAAATGTACTCATTTTCTAAATCTATCTTCTTTCCAAAATTTTCAAGAACAAGCTTAAATCTCTCGTCCTCGGATTCGGTTTCCCCGTATAATTCAATAGTTGCTAGCACATTTGAATTTTTCCATACTATTCTAAAGTCGGAGATGCTGTAATTATTGAGATAATTTTGGTGTATGAGAGATGAAAATATGATATAGGTATCGAGACCAGATACTCCTACTTCTATTACTTCAATGGGAGTTTCATAGAAAGGATTGATTCCGCCTGCCGTAATTCCAACTAATAAAAATGTAGTGTTCTCATACAAATCATGTCCAACTCCCGGTATAGTAACATAAGTAGATCCAGGTAATAATGGATTTGGCATAGAACTTATCACTGTTCCATATCCAGATTGTTCTGAATATATCACCAGGTTACTTTCGTATATGTCATCGTAAGTAGCAGTTGCGCCAGAAGAAAACCCTATATTTATCTGAGTAGGAGAAGTTACTATATTATTTATCGCAACTCTACCAGTTAAGGCGTCAACTGTATCAAACGAACCATTTTTTATTTGATAATCTGCTGAATAATGCTTTTCAATTATCGGAATCTCTTCCGAGTAGTTGACACTGTACAAAAAGAACTCTTCTTGGTTTTCTAGAGAAATGGACAATTTTTCAACAGATCCAGGAGAAGATCTAAGTTCATTTAAACTGACGTAGTCATATAGATATATGTCTGCAGTTTCTACTGAAACTGATGGTGTAGGTGTAACAGAAAATGAGCTAGTTCCGCCTAAAGATATTACAGTATAATCCTTATCGATTATTTTTATAACATTACCTATTCGTAAATTGCTAAAGTCGGAATCTATCCCTGTAATAGTTGAATTCCCACCTGTCAGTACAGCAGTGCCTTTAATTTTTCTTAACTGGAAAGAGTTAGCCGGCCCTGTTACTTCTTGCAAAAGAAATAATTGCTGAGATTCTATGAGACCGATTGATACTTTAGGAAAAAATAGTTTTCCCCTAAAACTTTCTTGAATTACACTAGATCCATCATATAGTGAAGTTAATGTTTCAGTTTCCAAGGAAAGATTCATGTCATTTCCTGCTTTATCAAAAAATCTTATAAACTTATTGTATGTTCTATGATTTAAAGCTACTGTTGCACTGCTTCCGAATGATGGAGCAAATACTGTGCTGAACGGGTTGCCTGTTCCATTACTTCCAAAAGATGGAACAAATATGCTACTGAATGCTGATATCATTAAGCTATTAATTTAAGTTTCGATAATCTTTTGGTACTGTGTAATTATAGAAAGTTTTTATCATTTTAACTTTTTCTATTAGAAAAAAGATGATCTTTTCGTAACTATTTAAAATATCTCTTCTGTTAGGGTCTATAAATAAATACGGGGACATTGTTTTTTCAAATATATGTCCTTCATAGTCATATCCTGTGTTTTTTACATGGGTAAGTCTATTATTTGCCTTGTCGTACAAACTCTCTTTCATTACGATTTCATTATTTTACTGACACTGTCCTGGAATAATAATGCGTTAGTATCTAGTTTAGAAGTCTTTTTGACTACTATGTTAACTGAACCTGGCTTATCGACAAAAATTCCATCCGAATAAAAAATTCCATTTCTATCTTTCCATCCACCTCTGATGATAGGCAATTCGTTCTTGTCTATTATAATATCTCCCATGTCGTCTAGTCCTACAAGAGGCGCGCTTGGATTTGCAGTCTTGGAAACTTCATTAGCTTCACAGACAAAGTTTACATTAACAGAATCTATACCTTCTACATTTTCTATAATTTTTACTAAGTCAGAAGATGGTATCAAATCTCTTCGTCTAACACTCAGGAAATAATTTGACAGTTGGGAAACTATAGTTTGTTTTATAACGTCTTGTGCATATCCTTCAAATACTACAAGTGAAACATTCATGACATATCTGGTCACTACAGGTTGCATAATTTTTACTACCGTTGTGACTATCTTAGAGCCAGAAGCTTCTATTAAATCTATCACTTTGTTTTGCTCTTGAGTAGTTAAACTGAAGTATGCACTTGGCACAGTAAAATACGTCTCATTAGATTTTAATCTTTTTGTGATATCGGGAATGAGAAACAGATAGATTACATTATCGTCATCCAAATACTGATCCGCAAATGTGGTGTATGCGTCTACAATAGAAAAATAGTTGAACTTTTGCAAAAATATGATGTAATTGTCTGGATTTGCTAAAACAAATGATCTGGAAACTTTTGGTGCAATTAACCTGGTAAGTGAAGTTGGCTCTGGATTAGTTCCAAATGTTATCAATTTACTCATATTAGTAGAGAGGCACTGATTAAGATCAACTTCTTCTCCGGTTAAACTGTATCCTGAATCAATCCATTGGAAATTTATGTCTTCATCTTCTCTTACGTTTCCACCTTCTCCACTAGTTAATAGATATTCTATTCGTATTTCAGCACCAGATGGAGGGTTCATTCCGAAGTTTCCGTTTCCAAAATATACGTCTATACCACCTGATATACCAGTTTTAACTAGGAAACTTTTACTGTTTCTAGGCATGTCGTACAACGAGTCGTATTTTTTCCATTGTTCTCCGTTGACGTAAACTTTCACAAAGAAATTGTCTATCAATACACTACCTCTTGTTACAGCAGTGTAACTTTGCAAAGGTTCAGATGTGCCTGTGAAAAACTGTACTTGTATTTCTCCCTGTACAACTTGTCCGTAGTATACTTGGCCTCCAAATCCTAACCTAACTTGTTCTTCTGCCAAAACAAGTGTGTAAGTTTTTCCAGTATTTAAGCATTTTATCCTAGTAAAATTGGGTATGATTATTTGGTTTCCCTGTATTTCAGGTATAGAAGTTACCTTAAACTTGATCTCACCAGTTGCAGCAATTGCTCTAGTTGCATCATGTCCTGATAATCTAGCAAGTCCTTGTATACTTTGTGTTCTGGATGCAGTCAGTATGTTCAATTCTGTTATACTGTCTTCGATATAGAATAATATCATTGAAGATAGATTAGATAGGACATACAGAATCTGGCCGTATGCACTGGAAAGTGTAAAAATCTTTCCAGCTTGCGAAAACTTAGTCGTTACATAGTCATAAGTTTGACTATATATTGACGATGCTTGTATTTTACTTTTATCGAAAAATGTGCTCATTATTTAACAGCTACCCCCAGTAATTTTTGACTATCGATATAAATATCTATGAGACATATATCTCGTATAGTTCCTTTGAAAAATTGAACAGATACATCAACTGCATGATTAGATGCATCCGGACAATAGTATAGAATCGATTCTAGTAGTTTATTTCTTAAATCTGCTTCATTGAGATTAAAAAGGAAGAGCTTATCTTCTAAATTGTACCCAAATGTGTAAGATCCTAATACATCTCCCTGTTTTGTGAATAAAAGCATTCTTATTTCACCTAACAAAGTTTCAATTTCACTAGATTGTTCTAATATGTTTGCATTGTATAAAGGATCTGATGGATCCCTCATGTATAGTTCTTTTAACATTTAAAGTTTTGCTTTTTCTATATATCTCAGTTATAGTGACCCTGAACCAGCAGTTAGTACCAAACCATGAAATAATCTGCGCTGTCTTGATCCTTGATCTCTTGCTCTATTTTTTCAACTTCAGCTTCACCTTCGGATTTAATATCTTGAGCATTGACTTTTATACCACCCATGAGGTTGTAATCGAAGAAGCTTAACATTCTTCCGAGAGAGATCTTGGACTTAGCTGTGACATATCTCATGAAATAGTAGTCTTCGTACAATTTATCATCCGGTATCTTAACGTATGTGTTGAACATTACATCCTTATTAGGGTCTCTACCTAAAATCTTGAGTTTCTTTGTTCTTCTGTTATAATCGTATCGTATCCACTCCAGAAAGAACGCCCTTGTTAAATCAAAAAATTGGTACTGGGCAGTTCTAAATACTAAACTGTCTCCAGTAAAAGGTGACAAATAAATCTCGGAAGCAATGAGTTTATTGTCCGAAAAATCCCTGTCTACACTTCCGATAAGACCAGCTCCTGACATTTCCTTGCATTCAAATACTGAAACTACACATTCAGGCATCATTACAGTTCTTGTTTTGTGAAACTCAGGTTTCCTAAACTCGTCTACTCTCATCACGTACATCTGTGTTTCTACCGCTTCTCTATAGTTTTCATAGAACCAAATGGAACATTGATCAATCAATCTTTCTATCTCTGAAGGTTGCAATTGAGAGGGTAATGCAAAAGAAGAATCCAGCTCTCTTTGTACTGTTTCTATTAATTCCTGTTTTGTCATTATTGCTTATTATTTTTTGTGAACGCATCCATGTATGATTCACTATCTTTCTTATCAGTGCCCTTAGAAGATCCCTCTGCATTTATGATAAGAGTAGTTTTAGATATTTGAGCATGTTTACCAATTATTCCTCTGCGAATAACACCTCCAACCATTTTACCATCTATTATTTCAAGAGGATTGCTAACATAACAATCAGTTAAAACATTTCCTGGCATAACCGTAGTATTTTCCAATCTGCTGTTTGTCACTTCACATACTTCCAATAACTTGCTTTTAGTCAATCTGCTGCTCTTTATTGTGCATCTATAGAGATCGCATTGGTAAATTGTTCCACTTATTTCACAGTCAAATAATTCCAGATTTTCTACATTATTAGCCTTTTTCATTATTCCGTTTCTCAGCTGAGCTACAGAAACGTCATTGTCCAAATTGAATTGGCCTTTTCTTAATCCTGAATCAACTATCAGCGAAAAAAGCTTATCTCTTAATACAGTCCAAAAAGCTTTGATAATTTCAATATCTCCTTTCATGTCCACTGTAACATTTAATTCAGGATAAGTTAATAAGAATTTCTCAGGATCAGAAAATGATCTAACTGCATCCTTTTGAGGTTTTAATATCTTAAAGAGCTTTTCTTTTTCTTGTGGTGTGTAAGTATCTCCCTGTTGTAAAGTAGAATACAGTTGCGAGATAAAATAATCTAAAACTTCCAGTATTTTGTATGTTTTAGTTTCGTATTGCGCTCCACCTAAATACCTAAGCTCCAAATAATCTTTTGGTAATTTAGTAAAATTTACACCGTAGTACTTTTCATGAGGTAAAATGTAATCATTCTTGTCAACGTTTTCAGGATTTTCAAAAAATATGAATCTGCTTTGTGGATAAAAATTGTATATGGATTTAGCGTATACGCTGTCTCGTCTGTTTGGAAATCTCGAATAAATGAATTCTTCATCAAAACCCAAAATAAACTTCAGTACGTTTAAATTCAAGAGAGGCTCTCTCAGTTTAGATCTGAATTTATTGAAGCTTACGTTTAGATGAATAGCACATTTTTGATCGGTCCACCCATTTTCTTTTATCCATTGCAAAGTTTTTATGATAATTATTCTGGCTTCTTCGTATGCAAGTGGACCAGTTATCATCTCATACATATCCTTTCCACCACTAAAATCTCGTTCCAGTTTGAACATAGTAGCAGTAGGTTCTACTTCAGAGTGATATGCGCCCTTCTCTTCTCGATCAAGAGTTTTAATTTTCACTGGAACTACAATCTTCTTTCCTAAATATTTAGCAAGGCTCTTGCACACCATCTGAGGTGTCAGCTCAGTGAAAAATTCAAATTCCATACCAACTTTTGAACTGCTTAGCATTTCGTAACGTTGTTGAATGTTAGTCATTAACCGATATTTTTTTTAATTATCTCCGCATTAAAAATGGGAGAAGACTTTTTCTATATATCTTCTCCCATTTTTATGAGTTTAAGTTTTAACCGAGATTATTCTGCAATAGCTTTCTCTTCAGAAATTGTTAGATAAATTTTACCGCTCGAAGTATCTACTTTCTTAATGAAAACTTCAATAGATTCTCCGACTTCTAACCTTTTTCCAGATTTTTTCATTTCCTTGATAGGTAGAAGACCCAGAACACCCTTTTCAATTTCCATCAATGCTCCATGTGGTTTAATAGAAATAATAGTAGCTGAATGCATATTACCTTCTACCTTTTCTCTAAAATCCTCCATTTCACTTTGTCTAATAGAAGGGTCATTTTCAGTAAGAATAAGTTTGTTATCCTTAATGTCTTTTAGCCAAGCTTCTATGGTAGAACCTGATCTAAACTCTCCTTTGTGGAATTTCTCAGCAGTCTCAGGAGACATTTCTGTTACATGCAGTAATCCAGTGAAAATTTCATTGAACTCGACAAATACACCGAATTTAGAGGTTCCTGTCACATTACCTGTTAAGTACTGGTTTCTTTCCAATTCTCCTAATTTACTCGGAAGAATGTAGTCCAAATATTTTTTGTAAGAAACTACAAAGATATCTGAAGGTGCCAGATAATCCTCAATCATAACGTAAACTTCTTTACCAATATAGTCATCAAAATTGACAATTTTATTAGCTGCAGCTAAAGACCCCGGGAGGAATGCTTTAACTCCTTGAACTTCTACTAAGAATCCACCTTGATTCTTACTTAATACTTTAGCAACATACGCAGATGTTGGCTTTAGTATCTGCTCTCTGAACTCTCTCGCGATAGTTCTTAAATGAGCAGAGTACATAGATCCTTTTCTAGTTGAAACATTTTCAACAGAAACATAAGTCTTTCTATTCTGGAAATAGTCTTTGCATTCTCCAGAATCTACCCAAGAGCCAAAGTTAAATTCATTAAGTCCCAATAATTCTAAATATTTTCGTTCCTTTTGGACAGAGAAATATAGAGTCTCGTAATTGTCGCAGGTAATTTCTACCTCGCCATTTTGTTGGGTCTTCATGTCTGTCACTTTTAAGATATCTCCGAGGGATAAATCTTTTTTAGCTACATGAGTACCATCCATTAAGTCATAGAGTTCTTGTGCATAAGACTCTTGACAGTAAATTTTTGAACTGTCACCTTTAGTTTTGATGATTTCGCAGTTCTCTTTTAATTTTTTT